ACAACAGGGAGTTATTCCTTCTTTAAATTTTCCTACTTTCACAACTCCTGTCTATGTTGACATTCAAGATAAAAGTGGTCAAAAAATAATTTACCTAGGAGATTCTCCTTTCAAAGAGGACTATGAAACAATTACGAATGATAATGAGAAATCATTTTTTTTAGAAAGTTTTTTAGGTTTTGATATAAGAAATCAAATTTCAACCGATAAACAAGATGAATATAATGATTACATTCAAGGTTTGGTGGATGAGGTTGGATTAGAGGCTTATTTTCCAAAAGAGGTAGCAACTATTTCAGGCTCACTTGCTGGTCCTTTGTTATTAAATTATTTTGCAAAAAATCCTGATAAAATTCCAAAATCAGGGTCAGGTGTGACTGCTTTTAGAACAGTTTTTAACGGACTTTGGAATTTTCAAAAAGCCACGATTGATAAATTACCACTGCCACCAAAAATAAAAAAACAAATTAAACAAAGGTATTTAATGGGAGCCATAGCAGCAGCAGGTTTAGCAGGAAGTGCAGGATTTGCTTATGACACTATTAGCGATTATTTAGACGGAGATGAAGAAACTATTGAAGAGATTGTTGAAAAACTTCCTGAAAATTTAAAAAGAGAAGGCATTAATGAATTAATAGGTTTAGGTATACTTAAAACACTTGGCATAGGTAAAAACAACATAGTTTTAGCCACAGACGCAGTCAGAAACAAATTATCAGATTTCTATGAAGTAGGAGTTAAACCAATTTTAGCTGATGTTGCATCAGAGGGAGGCACTTTTGCTACAAATTTTTTGAAATCTTTTGGTAGACTACCGTTAGTTGCTGATAAAGTTGGAAACTTCATAAAAGAACAGGGGCCAATTGTCAGAGATAAAGTTGATAAATTAATTCAGGCCTTTGCTCCTAGATCAAATAAAGATGCCACTACAACATTTTTAGAGTCTATGTTAAAAGGCAGAGCTGAGTGGAAAGCAGTCACAGGGGCTGCCTATGATAATTTTTATAGGCAAATAGATGAACTGTTTGGTAAAGGAACTCCTATTTTTCCTATGGTAAGATCTAGAACGAGTATTCAAGAGTTTATAACAAAGGCAGACAATCAAGCCTCAGGAGTTTTAAAAGACACTCCATTTTACAAATTTAGTAAAAAATTTTTAGAAAGAACAAAAGGAAAAAAATTAACGATTGATGATTATAAGTTTTATCAAGATGAGTTAAGCGACATATATAACTCTGTGCCTTATGAAGATAGTGTCACTAGAGGATTGATAGACGACCTTAAAACAGATTTTTTTGATGACTTAGGATATCTTACAGCCACTGAGGGGGGAGCTTTTACCGTAAATCAAGCTGGTCAAATAACCTCTTCTGTTTTTCCAAGAATGATAGACCCTGAAAAGTTAGCGTTGCTAAGAGAATCTAAAAAATTTGCAGATGATGTTTTTAGATTTGGAGTCGATAGAGATCAAGCGTTGCCTATGGGTAAAGATTTTTTTGATAAAGGTGTGTTTTCTAAAATGACTCAAACTTATAGACAGGGAACTGACACTAATGATTTTGCTAAGTTAGTGGGATTTGGAGATGAGGGATACACGGTTAATAAAACCATAAAACTTCCAGGAGCAGGAGAAACAAAAATAACTCAGACATATAGTGTTAATCAATTATATCAGACTCCTTTATCAAAAGAGGGAACTCAATACTATGATCAAATTTTTAAACCTTTAATGCAAAAATTAAATTCTCCTCAAGCAGTAAAACAACTTTTTAAATTAACAGGAAGTGATCCTAATGTCTTTGGTAGTTTTATATTTAAGCTGATGGATGACAGCATGAACGCCTCTATAAAGGCGTTAAACCAAGTAGGAGAGAACACATCCACTTTCTCTGCTACCAAAAACTTTTTAAATTTTGATCCTGTTAAATTTAGAAACGGAATTTTTGGAACAAATGATCAAATGAAAAAAGGTGTCATGACTGCGTTTGACTTATTACACGCTAGAAACCCAAAAGAATTTATATCAGGAAAACAATTAGAAAAACTTTTAGATGTTTTAGTTGCAAGAGGAAATACTTTTGTGCCTAGTGCGGCAGGACTTTTGAATAAAAAGTTGTCTATAGGTGCAGTTAATTTAACCTCAGGACTTTTAGGTATTTTGTTTGGAGGATTTACAGGATTAAAAGGTGGCATAGGTGCACCTGCATTATTTTTAAGATTGAGAAGTATGGCTAATATTTTAGGAGACCCTAAAAAAGCTAGAGCTTTTTTTAAAGCAATGGATAATGCGACTAGTTATAAAACTAGATACTCTAATTTTGTTCGTTTAGTGCAAATGTATACTACTGATGTAATGAAAGAACAATATGAAGAGGGAACTGAGGCTTATGAGCAACATCAAAGAGAAATAAATGAGTTACAACAATTCTATCAATTAATTCAAGAAACTTTAGATAATATGCCTGACGATTATCAAGGAGATCAATTTGAAGAACAAATGTTAAATGATGTTGAAATTATAAATAATCCTCCCACGGAAGAACAGAATATAAGTAGAGGTCAGGGAGAGATTCCGTCTATTCAACCAATTAACATACCTAATATTGATATTGCTTCTTTAGGAGGCCAAGGCATTGGGCCAACTAATCCACAAACAATTGCTGGTTTAGAGTCCGTTGGATTACCTTTATTCACTGCTAAAGAGGGTGGTATCGTAGATCTTTTTGAGTCTAAAAAATTTAAAAGACCACAAGTGGTAGCATAATGGCCCCTCCATTTTCACCTAAAGAGTTAGAACAAAGAGAGAAGAAACAGTTACAAGCTGTTAGAGAAAAATTTTTTCCAGGTCGTGATGCTAGTGATGTTTCAGATGATCGTGTTTTTAGAAAATTGACTTCGGACAGAGCGTTACAAAATTTTAAAGATAGGTATACCACCGAGGTTGCTGGTACAGGGGTGATTGATCCTAAAACAGGAAAAAAGAAAGGTGTTTTACTGCAAATGACACCTGACGCTCCTAGCAATATTGCTAAAGAGAGAATGAGACTTGCTAACCTTTACGGGCCAACTCTTAGAGAGATAGGCTCAGACATAAGATTTGGTTTGGGTAGGATAGCTCAAGATTTTAAAGATAAAGGAGCTCCTATGTTTCAGGCAGTTAAAGGTGGTTTAGAGAATATTTATAACTTTTTAACACAAAATCGTAACGTGCCACCAAGAGTTGGAACTGTTTTTCCTATACCACGATCAGATGTAAGAGACTTTTTCGGATCAATGAATACTGGTGTGAAAACACAGCCTGTATTTGTGTCACCAACCTTTAACGATCAAAAAATAATAAGAGAGGATTTAGATCCGATACAAATGCCTACTTCTTCATTTAATAATATGGATATGTCAGGATTTAGAGCAGAAAACTTTGGATTACCAAGTTTACAAAACTTATATAATTTTAGTCAAAATCCTGAGATTAATACTAACGTTGGAACTTTTAGGCTCGACAATGTTTTTACAGGAGACCCAAAACTTGGGTACGGTAACACTGTTTTAATTAACGGTGTCCCTGTAAATTTAAACGCAACCATAGGTCAAGAAGGATTAGGATTGGGAGCATCAATGACTTTTAAAAAAGGTGGCCCTGTAGACAAATACAGTGGCTTAGGATATAAACTTAAGTAATGATAGAATTAACAGATCACCTGAAAGCTAGAGTGCGTTTGAACGAAGGAATCCGCACATCCATGTACCTGGATTCGCTAGGCAAAGCCACCATTGGCATCGGCCATCTTATAAAACCACATGAAAGAGAGCGATATGCTGAAGGCGTAGAAATAAGCATGGATGAAGTAGAAGAGCTATTTGAAATGGATTTAAATAGAGCGGCAGCAGGAGCTGAGTCTCTTATAGAAGAATGTATTGGTCACGATTTGCCTCCACATATAGAGGAGGTAATTCTTGAGATGGTATATCAGCTAGGAACTCAAGGTGTTCGCAACTTCAAAAAATTTTGGAAAGCACTAAGAGTCAAAGATTGGAAAAAAGCATCCGAAGAGATGAAAGACTCACGTTGGCATAAACAAACCACCAAAAGATGTGAGTCTTTAGCTGAAATAGTTGCTAATACTTAAATCTCTCTTCTAGGAAAATTAGGTAAAGTACCCTCTTCTAAATACCAAGCGTAAGCCGCCTGCCAATCTTTTTTATATTCTGCTCTTAAAAATTCTTTTAAGGCTTTGTCCGAGTCGTGCTCAAGAGTTATAAAATTAGTTAGTTTTTTTAAAAATTCTATCATTGTTATATCCTTTCGAAAAAGAATATAACGATTATTTTCTCTCTTTAGATGTGTCTTTTACAGTCTTCTGATGTGACTCTAGTGCATCCCATACTTCAACAGCAGACCAATGAGCCATGACACACTTTGATATGTCCTCATGTAAAATTTTCAACCAACTAATATCCACCTTTGCTGGCTTTCCTCTATTCTCAACGATATGATCTACCTCTGCGTGTGTGAGAGATATATACAGCTCACCACTTTGATATACTATTCTCATTTTGCTTCTCCCCAATTATTTCCTACTGCAACGTCTACTTTAGATGGAACACTCATTTCAATCGAGTTTTCCATTATATCTACTATTTTTTCCTTCATTTCTTTATCTCCATTAAAACTTATAGCCAACTCATCATGAATTTGAATCATTGGTATAATTCCCTCTTTGTATAAGTCTACCATTGCTTTCTTTGTTTGATCAGCGGCAGACCCCTGTATTAACCTATTTAACGCTTTATAGGTCCCTGATCTTTTTAGAGGAGTATATTCACCATACTCTTCTTTAGCCTTATCCAAAGGATAAGCACGATAGGAACCAAAAGCTTTTGGCTCCCATAATTCAAAACGACATCTCCTACCTAAAAAAGTTTTTACAGCACCTTTTTTTTGAGCGTGGTCAGACACTGCATCAGCTAATTGTCTAACAAACGGAACTCTTTCGTTATATTGTTTAATGAGCTCTTTACCCTCCTCAGGTGCTATGCCTAGTTGATCAGATAGTTTACCTACACCCATGCCATAAAATAACCCTAAATTTATTGTTTTAGCACTCTTACGAGGTATATTTCCTATCTCAGCCATAATTGTATGAAAGTCTGTTTCTTTATCCTCATTGTAAGCTTTTACAATTTTTTCAGCTCCCTCCAACTTAACAATATTTGCATAATGACTAATCAATCGTGGCTCTTGTTGTGAGTAATCAAATGAA